GAGGCCATCCGGCTCGATCTCAACCGTCCGACCTCCGAGCCGCTGCGCCCCATGCCCGGCGACGAGCATCGCGGCGGCGCGCCGATCGCGAACCCGCGCGCGACCCCGGCGTACCAGGCCGCGTTCCGCAACTACTTGCTCGACGGCCCGGCGGCGATCCTCACCATGCCCATCGCCGAGCAACGCAACCTGCAGATGGACATTCTCGCGAAGGGCGGCGCCCTCGTGGCCCCGGAGGAGTTCAACGCGACGCTCATCAAGGCGGTCGACGACCTCGTCTTCATCCGTCAGTTCGCGACGAAGTACACGGTCACCTCGGCCGAGGCGATGGGCGTCCCCACGCTCGACGCGGATCCGGCCGACGCCGACTGGACCTCCGAGCTGGCGACGGGCTCGCTCGACACGACGATGGCGTTCGGCAAGCGCGAGCTGAAGCCGCACCCGCTCGCCAAGCAGGTGAAGGCGAGCAACAAGCTGCTGCGCGCCTCCGCGATCGGACCGGAGGCGCTCGTGCGCGACCGCCTCGCGTACAAGTTCGCGGTGACCGAGGAGAAGACGTTCCTGACCGGCTCCGGCAACCAGCAGCCGCTCGGCCTGTTCACGGCCTCGGCAGACGGCGTCCCGACGTCGCGCGACGTCTCGACGGGGAACACCGCCACCGCGATCACGGCCGACGGGCTGATCGAGGCGAAGTACACGCTCAAGGCTGCCTACTGGCCGCGTGCGCGCTGGATCTTCTCCACGACCGCCGTCAAGAACGTGCGCAAGCTCAAGGACGGCAACGGCCAGTACCTGTGGGCGCCCGGCCTCGCCGGCGGCACGCCCGACACGATCCTCGATGTGCCGTACTCGGTCAGCGAGTACGCGCCGGCCACGTTCACCACCGGGCTCTACGTCGGCCTGATTGGTGACCTGTCGAAGTACTGGATCGTCGACGCGCTCACGCTCACCGTCCAGCGGCTCGTCGAGCTCTACGCCGCGACGAACCAGACGGGGTTCATCGGTCGCGCCGAGGTCGACGGCGCGCCGGTGCTCGCCGAGGCGTTCGTCCGCGTCAAGCTGGCCTGATCGAGAGAGAGAGGAAGGAGATCCCCTGATGGGCATGCTCGAAGAGCTCGACGTCAGCCAGGTGCTCGGCTACTTCGCGGCGGGCACGACGAAGCGCACGAGTTCGATCCTCGACATGTCGGGCTGGGAAGGCGTCGTCTTCGTCGCCGGCCTCGGCACGCTGCTCGAGAACGGCACGCTCGACGTGTTCGTGGAACAGAACACCGCGAACCAGACCAGCGGCATGGCGCGTCTCGCGACCACGACCGCCTACACCGCCACGGCCGCCGACGCGCTCCTGTCGCAGTCGTGCATCGTCGTCGACGTCTTCCGACCGCAAGAGCGTTACCTCCAGTGCAACATCACCCCGGCGGCGGCGAACGCCGTCATCCTCGGCATCGTCGCGATCAAGTACAAGGGCCGCAAGGCGCCCGTCACGGCGGGCGCCACCGTGCTGAAGTCGACGACCCTCACGGGCGCGGCCGAAGCGTAACGCAACGATCCCACGCGGTCACCCCGCGTCCACGTGACTACTCCGAGCGGCTCGGACCAGGCCGGGCCGCTCGGGGGCAACCAAGGGGGACACGACGATGCCTGACGCGACGTACGAGCCGCTCGTCTATCGCAAGCAGGGCGGCAACGAGCTCGTCATCGCCAGCGGCGGCAAGGTCACGGCCGAGTCGGGCGCGGCGCTGCTGGCGCCGCTGACGCAGAACCTCCGCGCGCGCGTCGCCATCGCGGACGTGAATGCCGGGTACACGCTCGTCCCGGCCATCGCGGGCTACAAGCACCGGATGATCGACTGCCACATCACGGCGATCGGCGGCGCGGCGGGCGCGGTCACGACCGTCGACATCCTCGGCACGCAGTCGAGCGCGGCCAAGCTGGTGGCGTTCGCGCAAGCGAACCTCACGCAGAACACGATGATCCGCGCCAACGGCACGGGCGGCACGATCCTCGCCGCCGGCGCCTCGTTCACGCTGAACGACGCGAACACGGCCATCACGATCGGCAAAACCGGATCGGCCGTGACCACGGCAACGCACTTCGACGTCGTGCTGCTCTACGCCACCGAGGCGGCCTAGGCCGTGTACGCCGAGCAGTACACCGTCACGCTGACGACCGACGGGGATGGCGCGGCGACGGGCTACACGCCCGTCGTCACCGGGCGGATTCTGACCGTGCGCTACGTGAAGACCGACTTCGCCGATGGCGTGGACGTGGATGTCACGCTCGAGGCGACGGGCGAAGTCGTGTGGGATCAGGACAACGTCAACGCCTCGGCGACGGTCGCGCCGAGGCAGGCGACGCATTCGACCGCCGGGGCCGCTCTGCTCTACGCCGCCGGCGGCACCGCCGTCACCGACTACGTCGTGGCGGTGCAGGATCGCGTCAAGATCGTGATCGCCTCCGGCGGCGACACAAAAACCGGCGCGTTTCACGTGGTCGTGGGCTGACATGACCTCGCTCACCCTCGTCTCGCCGCCGCATGAGCTCGTCACCGTCGAGGAGGCGCGCGCGTACGTGCGGCAGGACGGGACGGCGGACGACACGATCCTCGCGCTGCTGGTGGCGGCGGCGCGCCAGCACATCGAATCGGCCTACGGGCTCGCGCTCGTCACGCAGACGTGGGACTGGCGCCTCGATCGGTTCCCCGACGCCTCCACGACGGCGCTGCGCGTGCCCCTGCCGCCGCTGCAAGCGGTCCTCAGCATCACCTACCTCGATGCCGACGGCGACACGCAGACGTGGGCGACGGATCAGTACACGGTCGACGCGACGAGGTCAGAGCCGCCGACGCCGGGCCGGATCCTCCCGGCCTACGGGGTTTCCTGGCCGTCCACGCGCGACGTCGTGAACGCGGTGACCGTCCGCTTCACGGCCGGCTTCGGCACGAGCCCGGCGACGGTGCCGCCTCCGATCCGCTGGGCGATCCAGGCACTCGTGGCGCACCTCTACGCCAACCGCGAGCCGGTCATCCTGACGGGCGGGGTGGGCTCGCCGGTGGCGATGCCGATGCACGTGGATCATCTGCTCGCGAACTACCGGACATGGAGCTGGACGACATGATCCGCGCCGGCGACCTCCGCGACCGCATCACGCTCCAGCGGCTCGATGACGACACCGGCGCCTTCGCCAACTTTCCGACCGCCACGACCGTGTGGGCCGACGTCCAAGCACTCGGCGACGGTCGCTACCGCATCCGCATCCGCGACCGCAGCGATCTGCGCGCCAAGGCCGATCTCGCGCCGGCCGTGCGCGTGCTCTACGGGGGGCAGGCGCTCGCGGTGGAGGACGTCATCGAGGTGGAGCGGCGCGTCGAGACACATCTGATCGCGGCGCGCGTGATCGTCGAAACCCCGCAGCTACAGACCGGCGTGCATCGCATCGAGGCGTGGCCGGCATGAGGAGACACGGCGCATGATCACGAACGGCACCACGCTCCAGGTCGGCGACGGTGGCAGCGGGCCCGGCGCGGCCTCGGCCGCCGCGGCTGGCGGCAACACCGGCAACGGGACGATGGGCGCGATCACCGTCAGCGCCGGCGCGGTGCTGGGCGCCTACACGCTCCAGATCATCGCGGCGGCGACGAACGCGGGGACGTTCCTGCTCGAGAAGCCGGACGGGTCCCTCGTGGGCGTCGGGACCGTGGCGGCTGCGTTCTCGAAGGGCGGGCTCGCGTTCACGCTGGCCGACGGCAGCACCGACTTCGTCGCCGGCGACTCGTTCACGATCACGGTGACCTCGCTCGGCTCCGAGACGTTCGCGGCCATCGCCAACGTCATCGACATCGACCCGCCCGAGGTCTCCGTCGTCGAGATCCCCGACGTGCACCTGACGTCGAGCGTGCGCGCGACGAAGTCGGGCAAGCTGCCCGATCCCGGATCGGTGACCGTCACGTTCCAGTTCGTCGTGGGCAATGCGGGCCAGGAGCAGCTCGAGGACGACGTGATCGCCGGCACCGTACGCAGCTACCGGATCGTGCTGCCGGACACGACCAACGGCATCAGCTTCTCCGCGTGGGTCCAGTCGTTCAAGCGCTCGACGTTCGCGCTCGACGGCGACCCGCAGGCCGTCGCGGTGCTGCGGCTCACGACCGTCCCGGCGCGGCTGGCGTAGTCATGGCCCCCCTGACGCGGGCCGCGGTGCTCGCGATCGCGGACATCAGGACCGAGGCGGTGGCCGTGCCCGAGTGGGGCGGCGAGGTACTCGTCCGCGGGCTCACGGCGGCCGAGCGCGACGCCTTCGAGGAAGGCTGCTACACCGGCAAGGGCAAGGATCGTCAGACCAATTACGCGAACCTTCGCGCGCGCTTGGTCGCTCTGTGCGTGGTCGACGACGCCGGCGCGCGGCTCTTCACCGACGCCGACGTGGAGGCGCTCGGCGGCAAGAGCGCGGCGCCGATGGATCGCGTGTTCGCGGCGGCGCAGCGGCTCAGCGGCATCGGGTCGCAGGACGTGGAGGAGCTCGCGGGAAACTCCGCAGCCGCCCGCAACGGCGCTTCGCACTCGAGCTAGCGCGTGCGCTGGGCGGCATGACCGCGACCGAGATGCTCGCCCGCATGAGTAGCCGTGAGTTCTCCGAGTGGCAGGCTCTCGCCTTGATCGAGGCCGAGGAACGCGGCGTGACCGCCGCCCCGCGGACGCCGCCGCCGCCCGACGCGCTCGATCACAAGCTGCGGCGCTGGATCGCGCGCACGCCGGCGAGGCGGGCCTGAATGGCTCTCGGTGACGTCACACAGACCCGTCTCGACCGGCGCACTGTCCAGCAACGCGTCCATGGCTGGAGGCTCGAAGGCGCCGACGAGCTGGAGGCGACGCTCCGGGCGCTGGAGGAATCCAGCCGCACCAAGATCATCAAGGCCGGGCTCGCGGCTGGCGCCGAGATTGTCCGCAACCGCATGGCCGAGAACGCGCGGCGGTTCAGCCGCCGGCTCGCGGCCGGCATCGTCGCGCCGCTCATGGAAGTCACAAAGCTGGCCACGGCACGCGCTGAGGTCGGGCCGCATTACAAGGTCCAGCACCTTGGGTACTGGGCCGAATGGGGTACGAAGCCGCACGCCATCACGCCCTTCCGCCACGCGAAGAAGAAAGCGGCCGCGGCGTTCGTCGCCCGCGGCGGCAAGTACAAGAAGGCCCTCGCCGGTACGGGATTCGGCCCGGTGGCGGCCGTCGAGAACCATCCCGGCATGGCGCCGCGTCCGTTCGCGGTGTCGGCGTTCATCGATGCCGCCCCGCGGGCGCTCCAGGAGATTGGACGCGTGATGTGGGCGGGCATTCGCGACGCCGCCAGCCGGCGGAACCGCTGATGTCTACCATCATTGGCTCGCTCAAGGCCACGCTCGGGCTTGACGGCTCCGCGTTCCTCCGAAACTCCGAGGCCGTCCGCAAGGATCTCGGGAAGACGAAGAACGAGTTTGGGTTGGCCTCGCGAAAAGCGGAGAACTTTGCAGAGGAGGGGTTGGCGAAGATCCTTCCTGTCAGCAGCCAGGTCGGCGACGCCATGATCGACCTCGTCGGCGGGACGCAGAAGGGCGCCGCGGCGTTGCAGATCTTCGCGAAGGGCTTCATCGCCGTCGCCGGCATCATGGCCGTCGCCGAGGTCGTCCAGCAGGCGCAGCACTGGCGGAAGTACGGCGAGACGATCGAGCAGACGACCGAGCGGTTGAAGAAGCACCTCGAGGAAGAGAAGAAGTTCGCCGCCGAGCGAGAGAAAGCGCGTGCGGTGCAGCTCGGCCTCGACAAGCAGATCGCGCAGCTCGAAGGCCGTGACACCATCGCGATCAGCGAACGCGAGCGCCAAGCGCAGATCATCGCGACGGTGAAGATGGGCGAGGAGCGCAACAAGGCGCTCGCCAAGTCCGAGCAGATCACGTATCTCGAACGCAAGAAGCTGCGCGACGACTACGAGGCCAAGCTCGCCGAGGGGATCCAGAAGGAGATCGAGGACGAGCGCAAGAAGCGCGACGAGATCGAGAAGGCGACGCGCGCCGAGATCGACCTCACCGAGCGCCTGCGCCTCGACGCCGTCCGCGCCAGCGGCGACAAGCTCCGTCTGATCGACGCTGAGAATGCGGCCCGCAAGCGGGGCATCGAGCAATCGATTCAGGACGTCGAGCGCCGCAACGCTGCATTCGCGTCGAGTGACGCCATCGCCGCCGCAGAAACGACGGAGTTCTGGCGGCAATACCAGGAGGAGGCGGCCAAGGCGATCGATCAGACCGCCAAGGCCGAGGAGGCGGCGCGCCAGGAACGGGCGAAGGCATGGATCGCGGAGACGCAAACACTCGTCGCGAATCTGAAGGCGCAACAGCAGGCGCGGCAACAGTTCGAATCGCAGATCGGCACGGGCGCGGCTGGCCTCGGCATCAAGGACTCTGCGACGTCCGGGCTCCGCAGGCTGATCGAGGCGCGCCAGAATCTCATCAGGGAGCAGCGCGACATCGCCCACTTCCAGCGCGAGGGGCTGATCGCACGTCCTGATGCCGTGCGCGAGAACGAAAAGGCGATGGACGCCTACCGCAAGGTCGTCGCCGGCGTGAAGACCGAATTCAAGGATGCGGTGCCCGTCGTCGAGGCTGCCGACCGGGCGATCGACGGCATCGGCAGTATGGACGGCTTCATTCGTGGCATGAGCGACGCGCAGCAGTGGCTCCGAGCGAACGTCATCACCACCAACGAACTGGCGTGGCGCATCTGGGATCTCAAGCAGCGGCTGACGGTCGATCTGCCCGCCGGCGTGAGTGCGGCGGCGCCCGAGATCCAGAAGCTGACGAACGAGATGTATTTGCTCAAGGCCTGGACCGATGCCGCGATCGCATCATTTAGAGCGCTCGCGTCAGTCGCCTCAGGAGGCTCGGTCCAGGGGCCCTCCGAATCCTCAGGGCCGCTCACGGTGATCGTGTGAGCGCGCTGGAGGAACTGACGGCAGCGTTGCGAGACGCGACGGCCAGCGT